GGATCGGGGTGTCCCCGATCCTTTTCTGTCGTCTGATAATTTTAAAGTTTTACGCTACTACTTTAGACGCTTCACCATCTGAATCAGAAACATTCTCTGATTCAACTTCTTCAACAGCTTCTACTACTTCTTGAGCTTGAACTTCTTCTGTAACATCTACAGATGGTTCTACTGCTGTTACTTCTGCTACTGTGTCAATGATTGTTGTTTGTTCTTGTTCCATATGATTATTTGTTGTTTAAATTATTAATCTTTTCTGCATCAATTTCTCTTTGCAGTAATTCTAAAGCTCTCCACGCTACCTTTCCTCTATGACGTAGACCGTCAGTATCAAATACTTCTTGATCCATGAGGTGTCTGACTATTTCATCACCTTCCCCAATAGACTTGTCTTTAGCCCAGTGCATCGGTTGACCGGGGTTATGTTGTTCGTTTGCTATATAAGAAATATATCCCACCTCCATACAAGCATCAGGGAAATACTGCAACATACCAGTGAACACCCTTCTTTTCTTACGTTCTTGTGAATCCATCATGTCCCACATATTCGTCTTAAATAAAAGATGAATGACGAGTTCATCTTGTTTGGTTAAAGTTTTTAAAGTAATGGAATATCTAACACTACAGGGTAAGGAACTTTGTCCTTAGAGTACATGTATGTAAATCCTGGTAGTGTAGACCATCCTGAATTATCAGAGTAATCGTTACCTGTAAAAATAGACGAGGTAACAATAGAACGATAATCCGATGTATCGGCTTTTACTTTTCGTGTGTGGAGGTGTCCTTCAATAATTATTGAATAGATAGCCTTACCAAAACCATACTGAGAAACTAATTCTGCCGGGTTACGTTTAGACAAAGCATGATGACCATGTGTCCAAATATATCCTACATAATTAATTTGTCTTGCTATGATTTTGGAGCTCCAGTCACACTTAAATAAATGTCCGAACTTGGCATTAATAACATAGTGTACCCATTGGATAACTTCACCGTCCACATCTTCCTTGTTAGAAGAAGTTGTACGATCATGGTTTCCTGCTACGAATAGCACTTCATGAACATTGTGGACTTTTTGTAGGAACTCTGTGATGAGTTCAACAGCCATGATTGTAGCTTTTACACCGTAACCATATTTAGAGTCTACATTTTTCCATGAGTTTGGGTGATTGAGTCCGGTAAAGGTTTCAATCAAATCACCGTTAAAACAAATAGTGTTAGACTCTGCTTTGCGTTCGTTTATTTCAACGGCTACTTGGCTTAGTCTATCTCTTACGATGTCAGCGTTAAATGTTTGAAGAGTTTGAGTTGCTTCAATATTTGCACCTACATGTAAGTCAGCTATGGTTGTGACACCATGACTAATTTTTACATCTTTTGTTTTTAAGGTAACTACTTTCTGTGTTGCCTTTGATACATAGTCTAAGAGTTCTGATTCAAAGATTTGTCTACGATAATCAAGTCCCGAAGCAGTCTTGATAGCTTTGTCGTATGCAAGTCTTCTTTGTTTACCATCCTCATACGCAATAACTTCACGCATGTTTTTAGGATTGTATTTATCTTCAATCTTACTTGCTATCATATCGCACTGTTCTTTCCCAGTATGAAGCGATAGAGTGTAAGGACTAAAGACATCAGAGTCTTTGACTAAATCAAAAGTTCTTTTAAGAGATTGCCATTGGATAGCTGTAAGCCCATGTTTGTTTTGAATCTTTACTTGAGACAGATTTAGTCCATGAATAGAGTATTCATAAAATATCTGATCTAAACTCTCAAGCGATAATTCAACAACACCGTGTTTGTAATTCCAAGTAACAATACCTTCTACAACTGTAAATTTAGATTTTTCTTCTTCTTCAACAAACTCAACTTTTTTAGTCATGTTTTGTTTAGAAGGAAGACCTAATTCTTTTGCTTTTTGTCGAAGTTTTGTTAATCCCCAACCAAGTTCTTTTGCTAATTCGTCATTTGATAACTTTAACCAATTTTCTTTCAAAAATTTAGTTTCTTTTTTTGTCATTGTACTTTATTTGTGTATATTATAACACAGTTTTTCTACTTTGTAAATGAGCTTATTAGTAATGTGTGCAACACATTCAGTTAATAATTAAAGGGAAATTAATTCCCTTTAATTATTTTGTAACAAGTCCAGTGGCCTTGATAACCTTTTGAAAACATCCACGTTGCTAGTTCGATTTGATCCTTATAAGAATTATAATCTAGCTCTTTACCATAGCGTTTTGAAAAGGAATCAAAAGTTGGTCGATGAAATTGCATGACATTTTTTGCCCTACCTCCATCACCTACTGCCTTTGGGTTGTTACTACTCTCGCAAAACATTACTTTTTTGAATACACTTACGTCTATTCCATATTGCTCTGCGTATTTGTCCGCATATTGTGTAGGTGTTAGAATCTCTTCTTTCACTACTTCGACTTCAAAAGTCTCTATCGGCTCTTGATCTGAATGTACTACTGTAGTGAGCAACAACGCTATACCGAGTATCGACAGACCTATTATTATCAAATTGCGTTTCATAGTAACCCCTTACGAGGGTCAAGCGTCTATTTGCCTAAAAACTCTTGTGAAGAATCTCCTTTGTTGGAAAAATAGAAAGAAAACGCCATACTAACAAGGACAAAAAAGTCTTTTACGTCCATAATTTTAAGGACGGTAAGAGCTAATGAGCCACCTGCCATTATGATGAATACCACTTTTGATGCTGACATCTTAAACATGTTCATACTTAACATTATACCATTTTTTAAGGATTTGTAAAGGTCTTTTTGTTTTCATTATGCCAACAGCTTATACACATTCCATGATCTTCTTTCTCCCAATAAGTAATTTCATTAAAGAGACAAATAGGACAAATAAATATATAACCTCTTTCATAAGCTTCTTCTTCTGTACAGTTTACAATAAGTCCTTCAGGTGTTTCATATTGATTTTTACCTAGTTCTTCTGTAAATCCACAGACCATACATTCGACTCCTCCCCACTCTTCATTGCAGTGAGGACATTCGTTGTTATTCATTATTTTTCTTTTATTGAGAACCCCTTTGTGAGTTCTTTTATTCTTGTTAACTCAGCAGCTGTATAACCAAGTGTAGTTCCTTGAAGCTTTGCAATCTTATCTTTCCAGTTTGAATACTGAACATCAAATGATCCGATTACTTGTTTGTTGTTACGGGCTAATGATATTGCATTGTTACTTAAATTAGACCAATCTATACTTTCTATATCATTCTTATATCTATGCTCCCAAATATCGGGCATAGTCTTTGTCAAGACATTTTCTTTATAGATCTTGATAAGCCTTTCAAGTTCTTTACTTGGGTTTACAACTACTGTTCCACATTTATATCTATCTACACCAAGTGGTTTACACTCAAAATAAAATGTGTTTTTTCCGTCAATCGATAGTACAAACAAATGTCCAAGTTTTGCACCTGTGAGGTACATATACATGGCTAACTGTTGTACGTAACTTTTTCGCGGTGTACCAGCTTTCAATTCTTTGATAGTCTGATACGCCATATTGTTAAAGGACTTTATTTCAATTGGTTCGCCCGTTTGATCGAGCTTGGTGTTCCCGTCCATGTGACCTGTAACAAGAACTCCATCGTGTTGTTGTTCAACGAGGCCATGTTTATCTTGGTCGTAGTCTTCGGGGACAATACCAGAGTCTTTAAGGACTCTAATAAAACCCTCTTCGATGCCAAGTCCAGCCCACCATTTAACTTTGTCTTGCCATGTTGGTTCATTGGTTGTAGGTTCTCCCGTCATACGAAAATACAAATCTAAAGATGGTTTTCCTGCATCACTACAGTGAATACCACCTCTATCTGATGATGTATTTTTAGTAATAAGACGATCTAGCATGTTATTAAAAATCTTCTAGCTTAACACTTGTTTCAGCTTCAGCCTCACTTGTTGGTTCAAAGAATTTCTCTAAAGCCAATGCTTCTACCTGCTTGACAAGAAACTTTCTTACAACCATGAAGTGCATCTTCCAGTCATCTGAATCAAATTTACTTGTATCTCCTTCTGGTTGAGGAAGACCATTAGAAGCTTTCTCTTTAACTTTATCCCAATAGAATGATTCAACCTTTACGTCATCTTGGTAAACAGTTACCCCTTTACGACTTTTACCTTTATCATCTTCAAATGAATATGGAGCAATCTTTACATCTTTGCTCAAATCAATGTTTGGAAGTTTCTTCATAAAGTCTTCTCCAAAGTTTGATGTTGTATTAAGAGATATGATACCCTCATGATCAAGTTCTACTTGTAGACTTTTTCCAAAATCTCCATCTTCAAACTTGAGTCCGGTAATAATTCCTGTTACTGAATCGTGTACAAGTTCTATTTTTGTTTTCTCGTTACCATCCTTGTCTTCGTAAGTTCTTACAACAGAATTTGGTGTACCGTCTTCACAGCTTTCGTGTAACTTTCCGTCTGCTAGAATTGTAATAAACTTTCTATTATCATTATTGTGTGATTGTGTTTTCATATTATTTTAGTGTTATTTGTTTTAAAGTATCTCTTTTGTTTTTAAAATGATGACAAAAAATCTTCATTTGATAGTAATTTATATCGTAATCTTTTAATCCATACATATTAGCTTGATAAATAATTCGCCTTGATTCACTAATTTTGTAATCAACATATTTTTTGTTAGCTACGCAATATTCGCAATTGCAAATTAATTTTCTATCTTTTGTCATTCCATTATGTATTTTAACTACACTTGAAATACATAAGCTTATTATTTCATCTCGTTTTTTACTGAGATTATTTTGAATCTGGGTTTTTATCGTTTCCATTTACTTTTTTAAGTATGTCTGCAAGTTTTGTGTAGGCATGTTCTGTGTTATTATCAAGAGAATCTGTTACCTCCTTTTCAATATTAGCTATTTTTTGTTTTAGTTTTTCAATATCTTCAAAACGATTTTTAGACATTGATTCTTGTTTTTGCCCATCAACATATGTAATAACATCATTACGTTCAATTTTATTTAAATCTTTTTCAAGCAATTCAACCATTGCAACTGCTTCAGTGATAAGATTTACTCTTTTATTAACCTCTATCTGTGTAAGATTGTTTATAACAGTTTCTCGAACATTAATAGAGTCCTTAGACAGTCTTTCTGCAACTACTTCATGTATTGTTTGCATATTATTTACTCTTTTTTTCTTCCAATAATTTTTCAATCTTACTTATTAAAGTATGTTCACTTGTCTTAATTTGTGTTTCCTCTTTTTTATTTAAGTCCTTAATAAATAGGTTGCTAGCAAATCTCGGCATGGTGTATTTCTTGTGACTTACACCGCCCATGATTGCGTAACCTTTTGTAAACATCTTTGGAAAATTGTTTTTCCAAATGTTACGAGCTTTTTGATAGTTCATTATTTACCTTTCTTACTTACCTTCTTTGCTAACTTTTTACCCAAAGATTTTTCTTTTTTGTAAATAGTTAAAGGTGTTGACGGTGGCACAAGTTCATAACAAGAGTTGTCATAAAGATAGTCGTCCAATCCATTGATACTTAGAATATTGTTGTTACTTGTTTTGGTAACTTCTACAATATCTCCTATTGAAAAATGTTTTATACCAAAATCATCCATAACTCTAACTCTGTCACCTACAATAAATGGGAAGCTGATCTCCTCAAAGTCATCATTAAAATAATCTTCATCGTATTCGTAAACAAAATCATTTTTATTTTTTTCAATTTTTATTGTCTTTCCTGTAATAAATCCAAGAACAAAAACAAATAAACTAAGCAGTGCGAAAATTATTATATCCATATGTATTTAAAATTTAATTATTAAAAGTCATCGAGTATTAAGGCTTCTGTAAATATTCCTGTGTTACCCACAAAGTCCATCTCTACAAAGCCAACAACTCCATGACGGTTCTTTCTTATATTCCATTTCATTCTTACTGGTTCGCCGGCTTGAAGTTTTTTTTTCCACTCAGAAACATCATCCTCCCCTACAGTAATTTCTATGGCAAGATCAGCGGCTGCTGCAATAGCACCTGACCCTTTAAAACTCATTACTACCTCACTACCCATCTTGGCTCCATCGTTACTAATTTGTGATAGCAACATTGTCGGAACACCAAGTCGTTTAGCCATTTGTTGAAACTCAATTGCACATGCAGTTGTAGCAGCGTACTCACTAAGTCCTTTGACTTGCACTAATTGCATATAGTCAACAACAAACATGTCAACAGGGGTAGTAATATTTTCTTCATACATTGAAAACTGTATTTCAGATAGGTTTGACTTTGTTGTATGAATAGATAGTTTTGAATTAATCAAATCTTTCATAGTTTGTGCAACCTTGTCTTGATTGCCATATCCTTTGATAATTGACTTACCATTTTGTTTGGTCATTATCCCAAGAATACGAGAAACAATATCTGAGGCAGTCATTTCAATAGAGTAATAGACAACACGTTTTCCTTGTTTAATAAGTTCTGCAACTATATTTAAACTTGCAAAAGTCTTTCCCATACTTGTATACCCTCCCATAATCCATAAATGTCCTGGGCGTAACCCATCAATGATTTTATCTATTTTGGGATAGCCACATGACACTCCGATTAAAGGATCACCATTTTTTATTTTTTCAATGTACATATCCCTTGTTTTAGTCCATTCATCCGCAATGACTGACATAGATGTGTTTTCTTTCTCTGAAGACTTAACACTATTCATAATGTCTCTTTGAATTTCTGAAACGTAGGTATCTATTTCTTCATAAGTAATATTCTCTGTAGCCTTATTTAGTGTTTCATATATGCGTAAAGCATTTGATACATCTTTAAGGTCTTTACAAATCATCTCAACAGGTCTAAATGACCCACCTTCAACAAAATCGTAAACAGTTAAACTTTCTTTTTTAAACTCAAGATTTATATCTTTATCATTTAAATGAGAATCTGTTAAAACATTAAATTGTTTGCTGTAGTATTGAAAGTCATCTACTGTAACAATAGTTGAAGCTCTAACAGAGTGTTTTTTGTCAAAGAATATTCGACTTAATAAATCTCTTTCTATGTATATTGATCTCTCAAGGAGTTCTGCTTTCGTCATAATCTTAGATCTCCTGAAACGGAAGCACCTGTTTTGGCTTTTCCTTTCTTAGATAGCTTATATTTAGCGATATATGTCTGACTTAAACAAATGCTGTACGCAAGTTTATTTTCTTGTTTCATTCCTTCGTCAGCTAAAAAGTATTTAAATAATGCTTTAAAGTCAGACATATCCCATTTCTCTCTCTTGTATACGTTGCTTATTGAAATGAATAACTTACTGTCCTCAACGTCTTTTTTAGGGATGTCAAGGGCGGAAGATGCCATATCTTTCCAAATTCCCGCCACAGCACCTATATATTTAGTCTCACCAGGTGTTAATTTAGTAGTAGTAAATTTCTTTTCAACTGTTGTTGAAGTTTTAACTTCTACTAGTTTCTTATCTGTGTTTATATTATCTGGTATAGGTTGGCAATCCTCGCCGTTCGATTGGCAGTTTTTGCCGAGGGTTTCATATTCTGGCATGGTATACCACTTAGTTTTATCATACGCATACTTATTGAAGTTTCCTGAGATCAAGACTTCGTCTTCAATCTCTAGCTCCATTAAGTACTGTCTGATAGTTCTCTCCTTTAAGTACGGAAATAGTTTACAGAATGCTGTAGAAGAGTTATATGTCCAAAAATACTCCTTACCATCCTTTTCGTAAACATTTTTATTGTTTGCCAAGTTCTTATCTAGCCAAAATCGTATGTTGTAAAGAAGAACTGCTTTTTCAATACCATACTTTCTAGCTTCTTCTGTTTTAAAATGGTGTTCCCTATCCATCTTTTTTGTTAGTCAAAATTACTTCAACAGATTTCTTTACCCAATTATCTACTCTATCAATACTGTTGTATTTAGGTCTGAGTTGGTAAATGTGCAAGCCTTCTGCAATAAGTCGATTATTTAAACCTTCTATTTCAAAATATGTATAGGTATCAAAAACTTTCTTTTTTTCTTTTTTATGTGTTGCGATACGATGTTGGACACACTCACTCTGTCCTACGTATACAACTTCATTTTTATCAAGTAAAAAATATACCCCTGATATAAATTCATAATTTGTTTTTTTACTTATTATTTCTTCTAACGTATAAGATGGGACAGATAAAATTATTTGTTCCTTCATTAAAAATCTCTATTTAATTGTCTTTCTACTCATTTCGACTACATGAGCAGGATAAGGGGGACACACCTTGTCTAGTACGTCGCCGAATCTGTATTATCGGTTCACGGGTGAGACTATCCCCCCAACCCTGCTCACTAGTAAAAATGGGTGTTTTTGAGGAGTACCATATTGTCATAATGTGTCAAACGAGCCTTATTTTACATAGGTCGTTGAACACAAAAAAGGGGTAGACGTAGGCTATATCGTTTTGCCTATTTTTGCTCAAGGCTGGGCATTATAGGGCTTCGTTTATTAAAAAATTTATCCATATATTTTTGGATAATATATTCATGCGGTGTAAGTAAAACTTGTCCCGGCTTATTCACTAAAACTTGTACTTGCTTCATAGTATTAAATTAGATCGTTATACTGCTACCGTATTCACATGCTGTGCAGTAGACGACCTTTTCATATCCCATAGTCTCTTCAATAATTGTATTGAGTCTACACTGTGGACATGCTTGCTTATCAGAAACGTGTACCTTCTTATTTGAGAAAACAAGGTTTCTGTCTTCTTCACTCAAATGTTTAACATCAATGATGTTAATATTATCTTTTGTCATTATACTAATTGTTAATTTATAATAAGTCGCTATTTATTTGTTAAAGATCTTGCTCTTACGAGCCTATGAGGAGAAGCAGTACTACTGCACTTACTGGTATACTCAGCTGTTCGTCTGATTTGTTAAACTATTCCCCGCAAAGACTCGTAATGCCTGTATTAAATTATGTGTAAACCGTCTTTATCTAAAGTCATTTCTGCTGTATGTATAGGACAATTCATATTTATTACAAAATTAAAATTTGCTTTTCCATAATTGTTATCCATACGAGGACAAAGACATCCTAGCTTTACTGCTTCATCACTTCCTGGGTTTCGTTTTGTTTCTTTTATTTCTTTCATAATTTAGTTAGTTAGTTATCTTACTTAATAATTATTTTGCAATTACATAAAAATACGTTGATAAATATAGGTATTTTATGTTTTTACTTGCAAAATAGCATACTGCATTACATAAAAGTTAGTTATTTACCGTTTGCTTTGTTATTGACTTTCTCTTACTAGTTTATAATTATACCCCTTATCGGCTTTCTGCTTTGTTAGTCCTGTTTTTACTTCTTATCATATATTTATTTTCTTTTATATTATTTATCTAATTTTACTTTCAGGTCTATTAATGCTTGCATATATCCACAAGCTTCTGGGTTATCTTCCTTGTAGTTTAGTTCCTTACCTTTTGTGTAGAATAACTTTTTAAGTTCTCTTGTTGTCTTTTTATAACCTTTATCAAAACATTCACATACATTATCTCCGTCATTAAATCTACAGATATGTCTTTTTAGTGCTGGGTATTTCTTCATATATTTATTTTCTTATTAAGTATCTTTTTAATCTCAACCAATTCTTCATATTGTAATGCCATATCACCTAAGAAATCACACTCTTTGTTGTAAACAAAAAGAACATATCCTTCTTTCTTTGAGCCTGTTAGGGTTACTTTAATTTTTTTCATATTAGGGTTAAACTAAAATTATTTTAGCTTTTCTTAAGTTCCACCAACTCTCACATTCTTGTATATTACCTACAAAAACGGACAGAAGTTCACCTGTGTCATGTGTAAATGTAACCTCGTACATATTTGGTGGTAATTGGTAGTTAGTAATATAGTTATTGTATTTTTTAATTTTATAATTCTCCATATATTATTTTATATTAATCTTTTAATAATCCTAAACAAAAATCACATAACTCGTCTGATTGGTCTAGTATGTTGTCTTTTGATAGGTTGTATTTTACACATCTATTTTCAAGTATTCCACTATCTAAGTCACTCAATAGACCAAAATTACCATTACTATCTATCCCATAGTTACTTTTACCTATTGCCAGCAATATATCTGCGAGACGTAGTGGTTGTCCTATAATTTCAACTACATCTTTTGGGTAATAATCTTTGTTTCCCCTTAATGATAAGTTAAAAGAAAAGTTTTCTCCGTGATATAAGGCACATATCACATCATGGTCTCCTATCACATTGTGTTTCATTAAAACCTTACATCCAAACTCTAACTCTTTCTTATGGGGGAGTAGTTCGTATAATCTGTTTGCTATTTTTTCTTGTGGTGTCATGTTTTAATTTGTTATTTCTTACCTGCAAATCTTATTGCATATACATAAGAAATTGTTAATTTATAAGGTTATTTTGTTGTTTTATGTGCAAAACTCTCATTAGCGTTACATAAGATTAGTTATTTAGTCTTTTGTCTGTTAATTTTAAACCTTTCTTTGTGGTTGTACTACAAGGTATGCATCTTAATCCTTTAAAGTTTTGTGTTGTCTTTGATGTAATTCCACCTAAACGCCACTTACTTTTCTTAACTTCTACTTTTGTACCACACAACTGACATAAACCAGCATATTTGTTACGCATTATTGACTTTCTCTTACTAGTTTATAATTATACCCCTTATCCGCTTTCTGCTTAGTTAGTCCTGTTTTTACTTCACCTTTTGAATTTATAGATATCGCTTTCACACCTTCTTGTTTAATTACCTTGCCACCTAGGATATCATCTACATATACTAGGACATTGTCTGGAAGTGTTGCTGAACCACAAGAGTTGTGATTTATTGCGAATTGAGCACCTGTGATTGTTTTATCTGTTAGTTTTGTTAGGATATCTTTTAAATCATTTGCTTTCTGTAATCTTGATTCAAGCACGGCATACTCTTCAAGTAGTAGTCTGTGCTTTTGCACTACCTCTTTTAAGTCTTTATAATTTTTGTCTGTTATTATTTTCATATTATTTAATATTTATTAATTCTAATTCCCAAGTATCTTGTAATTTCATTACTACACTCCCAAACGCTGGGGATGTTCCTTTCTTACCTAATCCACTCTCAAAGTTTATTCGACCGTTAGGAATAAATAGTTTGCCCCCCCTACAAAATTATGAAACCGTGCTGTTGTTATAAATTCTATAGGAAACAAGATATAAATTTGATTTTTAGCTTTCTGATATGTCTCCCATGCTTTTTTAAGAAACTCATGCCTCCTAGTAAATGGTGGATTTATCCATATTCTTTTATATTGTGTCCAATCTTGAGCAAGCCCGTCTGTTTCTATTGTGTCGTAATTTAATACTCCGAACTCCTCTGCTTTCTCTTTTGTAGTTGCTGGGTCATAATCAAACTTTCCAAATCTATCTACAAATGCTTTGGGTGTGTAATATTTATTATCGGTTGTGAAGTGTACGTTTGATTTTGACATGTATTAATACTCTTTAGTTATTTTATATCCTTGCGACTTTAGTAGGGTAATTGCTTGTTTAGTGTCTTCTGAAGTGTCACTTTGTAGCGAAACAAGCACACCACTAGCTTGTTCTTTTAATTGTTCGTCAATGATAGAGAGAAAGAAGTTTTTTAAATCTTCCTTATTTGAATCACTTGTCCCTTGGGTTGAACCTAGACATAAGCCGTGGTATTCCTTATCAAACCTCTCTCTTATATTTTGTTTAGTTTCTTTGGGGGTACAACAATATTCTTCTGGTTTCTCAATGTTTACATCTAATCCACCGTAAGGATGGTTTTCTAGTGGTTTCATTTTATTTATTTAATATTCCTTTTCTTCTAATCTTGTAATTTTATATCCTTTGTCTTTTAAAAGTGTGATAGCGGTGGTTTCGTTTAACTTTAAAGGATTAAAGGAAGAAGGGTTAAGGGTAACTACTGAACGGACACCGTAGTACGAATCCGAATTGTCGAGATAGCAACTGCCCACTCGAACCTCACTGCCACTCCAGCTCACGCTCGGCACACTGCCAGCAACACCACGAGAACCGCTACAAAAAGTAACTCCATTAATATCTAAGTGTTTACCTGTTTTATCAAAATATGCTAATTCTAATAATAATCTTTCTCTTAAGGTTATACCTTGCTTATCAGGATATTTATTGTTTGCTTCAGTTACTGGCATACCCAAAGTATCACTGTCTGGTTCTTGAGACTCTAAAAAGTATCGTTCAGCAGATTTTTTTGGTATAGGAAAATTTTTATCTAAAGTATTGTTATCGTAGTATGACCAGACATTAAATTTGGCTTTTAATAAGTCTAAAATTTTAGATGTTTTTAATATAGCGTCGTCTTTAATTAGTATTGTTTTCATGTAACCACTTAGCATCTTTTAATCTAATAATACTTACTCCATATTCCACTATTTCTTCTTGCTCATACTTGTGTGCAAGATCAACGGCTTCATCTAAAGTTTTTGCTTTACCTATAAAGTAACCTTCATCTAGTTCCACAGTTTCCTCTGCACAATTGTCTGTGACAATATATGTTTTGTCTTCTAGTTCACGTACGATTACAACATTATTTGCACTCATTTAAAACTCTTTATTATTATTTTGTTAAAAGTACAACTGTGATTATCTTTGCTTAGAACGGAATTACGAAGTAATCCGCACTTAGCTATTTATCTTTACTTAGAACTGTAACCTCCTGTTGCTTAGATATATTATTTCTTAGATCTTCTATCCTCTTCATTTCATTAAGTATTAAACTTTGAAACTGAGGACTTGGAACACCTGCTTGTGCTGTCATATATTTTTATATTTAATTATTAATGTTGCTGTCTTTCTACAGCATACGATCTATGAATTTATTTATTGAAGCCATCCAATAAATACATATATGAAAATTAATGAGTTATTCATAAATCGTATGCTGTACCCCAAATACACAAAAGACACACTCTGTAGCATGTCTTTTGTTTGTATTATTAACTTACTAAGTTAGTAATAATTGATTATAATATTTGTAATAAAAGGTAGGCTCATCTATATATCTTTGCGGTAGTCTGAATAATACATTTTTTTAACCATATTGCAGGTTAATGTGTATTTCGAGCCGATAAGACAATTAGATCTTTATTACGAACATTGTTTTGACTAAAAAACATGATTTGTATTTGAGAAATATTTGTATGTAATGAACCTTGCTAATATTATAGCACTTCAAATTTATTACATGCAAATTATTTATCAATCAAAACTGTGGATAAGTCAAACTTTTTATTATTTAATCTTTTTACTATATTGTGAGCAGTAGATTTATTGATATTATATTCCTTACCTATCTCTTTATATGTATAGTTTCTTTTTCTAAGATTTAGAATCTCTCTATTTCTGTTTGTTTTTTCTGGTTGTCCTCTATGCTCATATTTAATAACATTAATATCATTATTTTTCATGAACCTTACAAACAAAAATATTGATTGTGTTATTTGTATCCTAACACTTTCTCTTGAAACAGAAGTACTTATAGAGTTTAGATAACTTTCTATATCAATATCGCTTATCTCCTCATATTTAGTGACACCTAATGTCTTTATAAATAATGAGATATGAGACACCTGTTCATTTGTTGTCAAATACTGCTTACGTGATATAGCAAAAGATTTTATGTCCTCTTGAATAGGACTTTTTCTTTTGATCCAAAACATATTTAATTTTATTATTGGCTTGTAATGAGTTGTTAGTAAGACCATTCTTTTTAAAACAAAAAAAGGGTTCAATATTTTTACATGTTTGTAATTAAATATAAGCATTAAAGCTACTAAATGTACCCCACGAAGCTATCCATGGGGTACATTTAAGTAGGAATAAAACCTCTTATTATGTATACCTACCGATAGCTTGGTTTATTTATAAACCCGGAGGAGGACAATTGTTTTATTGTTATTAGTCTTACATTTGAAGTGTACACCCGTGAGTGGTTGTGTCAATGATGCACAAAAAAGACCCTACAATTTAATGTAAGGCTTTTTTACTGTAACATTTTATTTTTATACTTTTGGATCAATTACTTGTTCAAAAAAGAAACCTAGTTTTTTAAGTGCTTCTATATGATCTCTAGAAAGTGATTGTTTTTCTGTTAATGTCTTAATTGCTTCAGCTTGATCTTTGTCTATTACATAGTTGCAATCTCGCCCGTATACTTGCTTGTTGTAGTATTTAATAATATTTGTCATATATATAGAATATTATATTAATAATGCCTTGTAATCAATATATCTATATTTAATCTCTAATTGGCATATAATTCATAGTTTAATATGTTCATTCTGTAAGCATCTGTACATATAAGCTTATTATTATCGACATATATAGCCTGTAGCTCTGGTTTTATATCTGTCTTTTCTTTTGCTACTAAAAAAGCTTTTAATATCTTTTGTGGGTTTGTTTTGTTAGTCATGTTATAAACTCATTATTGCTATTACTAATATATAGAACACGCCCACAAATATTATTGCTCCTGTTAGTTCTGATACATATATAAGTGTGTCTTTGTTTGTGTGTCCTGCTTCTTTAGTCTTCTGTTCTACTTGATAATGCTTAGCATACTGATCGTATTTCATAGCTTTGTTGATATTTTTATATGATTGTTAATTTGTTATAGACACTGTAATATCTGTATATACATAATAGTCTTTTAACCTTTAAAGGTCAACTAGACACACTATATATATTGTTGTATTGTATTTTATAAGCTATATTTTAAGCTTGTTATATATAGGTTTCTAGGCACTCTATAAATAAGTGTTAGTTATCCACATTTGAGTTGATATATAAAGAGGTTTGTATATCAAGTGATTGTGTAGCATGTTGTTGTGAGGAATGATATATGGCATGTCTGTCTCTGTTCTCCTGAAACTTTTTTAACAATATTATTGCAAGCAAAGTTATTGTTAAAAAGAATTATTGTATCCCCTGTTATTGTTGGTGTTGTATTATAAGGGTTGTTTTAGAATGGTAGATATACCTTGCTATATATAGTTTATTTTTATGTCGCACAATCTATGTTGTAGGCACAGTTTACACACGCTTATATCTATGTTGTAAAATAATGAGACGAGGCGGGGATATTTTCGTGAGCCATGATGCGTGCAACGGGCACTCATAACACTTACCTATTTTGAAACTAATGTGTGCCACACTATGTTTACTCCCATATTCTTTGTTTCTCATAACATGCTAAACAAGCTTGTTGTATATAGTTAAAATAGAGCTTGCAATTAAAAAATAAGTATGAATTAGAATATCGGCCTTAAATATTGTTTAGAAACACTTAAGGTAACAAAAAAGCCTCCAAAGTGGAAGCTAGAAATGAATTAGATAATCAATTTAGAGATCATGTAAGTGGGAAAGACAGAACATAAGAGGACGGTCAAACACGATCTCTAAGCTAATTATCTAAGTTCCGTCTACTCTCTAAAGTAATTAATAAAAACTACAGTAGACAGAACTTAATCAACTAACTCTATTTATAACTATACTTGTTAAACAAACTTGTAATTAAATATTTCTTTCAGAATCTTGTTACGACCCCCCTACCCCCCATAGATTATGTGAAGTAGTGATACGTTTGTCTGAAAGAAGAAAACATTTCTCCCTGTCATCTGTCCGTTTAGAGTTAGGACACCCAACGCTTATCTGACTTGGTTTAACGTCCCTCAGATAACCCCCAGGACAAATTCATATTCAACTTTTATTATTATAACATAAATACTATGCTATGTCAAGCAATATGTGTTATAGTTATGAGTAAATATTGTATAATATTATTGACACTATGTTATATATATGGTATAATGTGTACACATGACTAAAGAAATGACAGTAAATAATATGGAGCTTAAGCCTTATTCTATAACAATAGAAGAAATGATAGTTGGAGGTAAATTGAAGCTTTGTTTAATTGTAAAAATACTAGACAAAGAAACAGAACAGTACAAAGTGCTTGAATCAACAATTCCTAAAACTTCTGTTCTTGGCTTGCAGGTTTTAAGTATATTAAAGAATGCAAATGAAGTTATTAAAAATAGTTTAAAGAAGAGTAAATAAATGGAAACTAAAAAAGCACTAGAGATTTTAATACAATCAGTCACTATCGCTAACAAGCGAGGTGCATTTGAGTTAGCAGAAAGTAAAATTATTGCAGATGCAGTAGAAGTTTTTATAAAGAAAGATGAACAAAGTACCAATACACAGAATACCGAGGGATCAGATACCCAACCTAATAAAGAAGGAGGACTACAAGAGACCATCGAGAGCCAAGAATCCAGTTCGTAAAGTGCAACCTGAAGACTACGTTCCTAAACAGAAAAAAGAAGGAGATGTTGACACGCGTGTACGTGTAAATGGAAAGCCATACGCTCCAGAGAACCCATATAAAGCAAGTAAAAACAACCCTGATCCCAGACAAGCTATTTGTTGGGAGATATTTTTAAAAGGATGGATGAGTGGAGAACAAAATGCAGCCGAATCAGCTAGACAAGCTGGGTATTCTGAAACCACCGCCGCTAATATCACTAACCAACTTTGGTTTAAAGAAAAGTTTATCAAACTCAAGCGTAAAGATATGCTTTCAAAAGCAGAGCGTAATTTAGATAGAATTCTAGATATTGACTACTCTAAATTGGATGAAGTAACAGGAGAAATAACAGGTATTGATATAGATAAAGCTAAGCTAGTTGCTGACATTTCAAAAATGATGGCTACCACTCTTGGTAAAGATGAAGGATATTCTACTAAGTCCACTGTTGACCAGAAAGTCTCAGGACAAGTGAACATTAAAGCTGTTAATTATGCAGACATGGCTACAGACCAACTTATTGAACAACCTAAGCAGGCAGACGTAATAGATATAACAGGAGAAGAAATAAATGATTAAATATTTTTTAAACAAGATTAATTGCCTGCACAGAAATCTTATACTTAAAGAGGTATACGATGCTTTAAAAAAACAAAAACTTAATTCTCCCAAAATAGATGAGCATATTAGATATAACGCAGGTATAAATGCTTCAATGGCAACTGTTATGGGAATTAAATGTCAGAAATAACCCTGCCTCACAAATACTCCCCACGTCACTATCAACTACCTATCTTAAAAGCATGGGATAGTGGTATTAAACGACTGTTGTGGGTAGCTCACAGACGTTCAGGTAAAGATAAAACAATTTTTGCTAACCTACCTAAAAAGATGATGGAACGTGTAGGGACTTATTATTACTTTCTTCCTACCTATTCACAAGCTAAAAAAGTTATTTGGACTGGAGCAGATAAAACAGGATTTCGTTTTCTTGATCACTTCCCTAAAGAGATTGTTAAAACTATCAACCAAGCAGATATGATTGTTGAACTTGTTAATGGATCTATTTTGCAGATGGTCGGAGCAGACAACATTGACCGTATTGTGGGAACTAATCCTATTGGGGTGGTCTTTAGTGAATACTCTCTTATGAAAGAAGAAGTGTGGAATTTTATCTCTCCTATTTTAGCTGAAAATGATGGTTGGGCAGTATTTATTATGACACCCCGAGGGATGAATCATGCATATGACATGCTTAAAACAGCACAAAAAAACAAGTTTTGGTTTACTCAAGTTTTAACTGTCGAAGATACAAAGGCTTTGTCAGAAGAGGTTCTTGAAGAACAAAAGATAGGTATGCCTATAGATATTTTCTATCAAGAATATTACTGTAAGTTTATTGAAGGAGGTACTGGATTCTTTAAAAGAATTACTGAGAATACCTACAAAGTAGAAGAATATCAACCTAAAGATTTGGCAATGTATCAAATAGGCGTAGACCTTGCTAAATACAATGACTTTACTGTCATCTCTCCTTTCAACTTAAATGATTTTCACCTTATCAAGCAAGATAGTTTTAATCAAATGGATTACAACTTACAAAAAGCTAAGATTGAACTTGCTTATATCAAACACAATCGAGGTAAAATAATAATTGACTCAACCGGTGTAGGTGAACCTGTTTATGATGACTTGTATGCTAGAGGAATAAATATAGAACCGTTTAGGTTTAATGTTCGTTCTAGAATGGACTTATTAAAGAACCTTCAAATGCTGTTAGAACAAGACAAGATTAAGATTCCAGATGATGAAGAACTCTTAGACGAACTTCGCTCTGCTCAATATGAACTTACTCCTAGTGGCAATGTAACAGTGCAAGTACCAGACAATAAGCATGATGACCGAATAATGTCTCTAGCCTTAGCTGTGTGGCAACTTCCACAAAACCCTATTCAAGTAAACAATTATACAAGAAGTTATCAAACAGAAGGTGTACAACCAATGTACCCTGATTTTGGTTATTAAACTACAACATATTTATTGACACTTGTCAAGTAATGTGTTATAATGTGTACAATAACTATGCAAGATTCCGCCACGATAATAGCCCAGCACCTAGCAGATAAGAAAGCCTCACAAGATTTTAAAGAAAGACGTTTCAATCAATGGAACGAAAACTATCTTCTCTATCGAGATAAAGTTATCACAAATAGACTGACTCAAAGACAGCCTATTAACGTTCCTATCATTAGAGATACCATTCAAACATGGATTTCTAAAATAGACGAAGCTCCTTTAATGAAGTTTGAAACTCGTGGTCAATCAGATATTGATAAAACTGGTGAAATTATTCTTAATGAACTTTGGTCATACTATTATGACAGACTTGGACTAGACATCATAGACAATATTGATAAAAAAGTTGTCGGTTTGCAAGGACGATCATTTAAAAAATGGGGTTTTGCAAAGAATGAAATATTTTGTGATGTTTTAGATCCATATGATATGGAAATTGACCCAAGGGTTAACGTTTTAGACCTGAACAGTGCTGACTATGTTATTCACACACACATCTTTCGTTCTCTCAGACAAATACTAGCAAATAAAAACTATACAGCTGAAGGAAAAAATCAACTAAAACAATTTCTTGAATCAAAAAAAGGTATTTTGAAGGCTAAAGGAGACCAAGAAAGCTATGAATCAAAAATAGCTCGTCTGCAATCTCTGGGTGTACAGAATTATGATGACTTTATTTCGGGCGATATTCTTATTGAAATCAATGAAGACTACAAAATGGTCTGGAACAAAGAAGAAAATCGTTTTGTAAGACACCTTATAACTATTGCTACTGATAATGTTGTTCTTTCTAACAAACCCCTTAAAGAAGCTATTGGTATCTCAATGCTCCCTATTGTTACTTGGGCATCAGACCCTGACATCAATGACATTTGGTCTGATGGTATTGCTGATAATGTTCGTACCTTTAACAAGATTACAAACATGTATATCTCTCAAGACTTAGAGAACCGTACCTACCGTAACTTTGGAATGTACTTCTTTAATACTCTTAATGGAACATTTCAACCACGTGCTTTTGATCCAAAACCCTTTGGAATGTATGGAGTTCCCGGAGATCCAAGAGAGATAGTTCAACAAATGACTATTAACCCTCTCGGTGATACCTCACAGCAAATCTCATGGCTTAAAGACCTTATTCAGTCTTCTCTTGCTCAAACACCCACAGAACGTGGAGAAGTTGAAGCTAATGCAACTCTTGGACAGACGCAAATGTCTTTCAAGCAATCACAAGGCCGTAATCAGGTTGTTTCTAAAAACTACAGACGAGCATGGAAAGAATCAGGGATTATTTTTTATGAACTATTGAAAGAGAACTCACGAGGTTCTATTACCCTCTTTAAAAAAGGTGGTAATGGTAAATATTTCTCTAAAGAAATTATGCCTAGTGATTGGAAAAATCCTATTGGATATGAATGTCAGGTTGTAACAGCAGCAGAACAAAATGATGCTTCTGACTTTGACCTCAAAAAGATTCAATATATCAAAAACTCTTTTGCTAACAATCCTGAAGCAATCAAGATTGCTAAAAGAAAAGAAATAGAGCTTATGGGTTGGAGTCCTGAAGAAGTGGCTACTGTCATGCAAATGGAAGAAAGCTCCCCTGCTCCTCTAAATGCTATGCAAGATGCACCTTCAATGGTTAACAATCCACAAGACAGTACAAAAGATACTAACGCGAAAGCACTTAATCCAATGGGAGTTTAATTATGAGTATACTAGGAGATTTTCTAAAAAAAGTAGGCGTAAGTAATTATTCAGAACTTACACTAGAAGAACAAAGAACTTACAAAGATTGGGAGTCTGCTCTTTCAGGAAGAAAGTTAACAGACGAAGATGTAAATCAATTTCTATCTATTGAAAAAAGTGAGACCATCAATAAACTTTCTACTGCGTCTCTTAAAACAAGAGAAGATATATTTTTAAAAATGAAATTAGACTTTCTAATTCGCTTAGAGAAGTTTCTGGCGTCACCTTTTGTTGAAAAACAGATGACGGAAGCTGCTATCAAGCAGATGTTAGAAAAATAATAATCGGAGGGCTATCAAGCACCTCGTTAAAAACTTGAGACTTTTTAATAATCAACCCAAACCCTAGGGATAGGACGGGAGAGAAAAAAGATCATGTCAATAGACAATTTCGATAAAGACATTCAGGACGTACAACAAGGTGCTAACCCAGAACAAGTCGATCAAATAGAGACAACTATTCAAACCAATCAGGATGCCGAACCTGAAATTGACTACAAAGTAAAATTTGCAGAATCAGCTAAAGAAGCTCAGCGTTTATATCATGAAAACGAAGAACTTAAAAAGCTACAGGCCGAGGAATTAGTTGGGAATCCTCAAACAGTAGAAAACCTATATCCAGGCTTTGAAGACCTAGATGCAGATGCACAAGCCAACCTACTTGCATACACAAACGCTATCACAGGTAAAACGAAAGATGAAATCTATAAAGATCCAGCTATCGCCTTTGCTAGAAAGCAGTTTAATGAAAGTAAATGGAATGGAGCATTTGATTCAGTGACTTCTAAATACCCTGAACTTGCTAGCTCTAAAGAAGAGTTCAAACAAAAATATTTCAATGCTAATAATGTTCCAGAGAATATTGATTCAATACTGGACGATGTAGCTAAGATTTATCTTTTCGACAAAGCTCGTTTGATGGGTGCTGAAGATGAAAGAACCAGACAAGAGCGTGTTGACTTAGAGAGATCAACTGGTGGCGACAGAGTTGCAAAATCCACAAGATCTATAGAAGATTGGCAAAGAATGGCGGAATCAAATCCTGCTGAATTTGCTAAACATGCTAAGGAATATCACGCAGACCTTGAATCTGGGAAGCTCTAGGGATTAAACCCCCTATTAGGTAAGTATCTACTTTTTTATACTTCATTACTTACTTAATTTTTTAAATTTAAATGCCTAATAACTTAGCTGCATTCACTCCAATAAAGTTTTCACTTAAATTGGTTGAATTGCTTTATAACGATACTCTATATAAAAGTATCACAAATACTGATTACGACGGTGAAATAAAAGAAGCTGGCGACCGAGTTCGTGTTCGTACTGCTGCTCGTGTTTCTCTCTCTAATTACACTAAAGGTCAAGCTCTTGTTAAACAAGATCTTAACCCTACATCTGAAGATCTAGTTGTTGACCAACAAAAGTATTTCTCTTTTGGTGTTGATGACATCGATAAAATTCAAAATGACATCCCAGCTATCACTTCATACGCTGGTGAAGTTAAAGACAACATGTCTGAACTTATTGATACTGACATCCTTGCTTACATGGCAAAGAATGTTGGACAATCAGCTTCTGCTGATCAAGTTGCAAACGTAGTTGGTACTTCATACGCTACTGGAACTGTATCTATTGCAGCTTCTACTGGTGTTGTAACAGGTACAGGTACTACTTTTACTGCCGCTATGGTTGGTGGATACCTTAAAGCTACAGGTCACACTGTATCTTATCTAGTTACTGCTTTTGCATCTGCAACTTCTATCACTGTTACTGACCTTTCAGGTTCTGGTTACACTGGTGGTGTTATATCAGGTGCTGCTTACACAATCGCTGGTGCGACTGCTGTAGCAATCAACAAGTCAAACATCTACTCACAAATTGTAGCTCTTCGTACAGCTCTTGGAAAAGCTCTTGCTCCTAAAGAAGGACGTTTCCTAGTTGTAAACTCTCTTACTGAAGGAGTTCTTCTACAAGCTCCAGAGTTTATACCTGCTGTTGATAACGCTTACAACAATGTTGTAACAAAGGGTCTTATCGGTTCAATCGCTGGATTCAAAATATTGAGTTCAGAACTTGTTGCTGGTGATAACTCTACTGGTTACTGGTTTGTTGCTGGAACAAAGGACTTCTGTTCTCTAGCAATCCAAATCATGAAAACTTCTGTTGTTCCATCAGAAGCAGATCCAAACAGTTTCGTTTCTACTTGTAAAGGTCTTCTCGTTTACGGACGAAAAGTTTTCCAAGGGAATCGTGCTCGTGGAGCTGTTCTCCGATGTACATTGTCATAACCGACATTGTAAATCTCTTCTGCCCTCTCTTGAGGGTGGGGATAGGTTTATAAACAAGCCTTATATATATTATGACAACCAATCAAATTATTGCTTTAGCACGTGCAAAACTACTAGAGCAAACAAGTGAAATATTAACAGACACAACGCTTCTTATCTATGCTAATTTAACACAGCAAGATATATACAAGCGTGTATTTCCTAATAGTCAGATACTATCTTCAACTGTAGCTCTTAGTAATGGTGTTGGTACACTACCTGCTTCTTTTGGTACTTTGTATGGATCAGGATTGGATTCATCTAATAATACATATGAGGAAATCTCTATTGAAGACTTTGACAACAAAACACTTAACCGCTCTATGACAGTTGAGGGTGGAACACTAAAGGTCTTCCCTTCTACTTTAACTAGTATTGCAATTAAGTACTACCCAACATTTGCTGACATTTCTACATCAGTTAACCCTTCTATTGATAGCTACTTTCAAGAGCCTATTATTTACGGAATACTAGCACGTGCTTTTGAAGACCTTCAAGATGAAGAACTTGCAAATAACTACATGATGAAATACGAAAAGATGATATCTGACCGTATTAAAATTCAATCTAACTATGAAGAGTCAAATATTCGCGGTTCACAAATGTTTACTTATCAAAATCTTATAAGTGATAGCGGGATTAGTTTTTAGTATGCCGCGTACTGATACACAATTTAAAAAAGGTATCACACCTTGGAATAAAGGTAAAACAGGTGTTTATTCTGACGAAACAAGAAAAAAAATTGGTGATACTCAAAGAGGAATAAAAAGAGGTTCTCCTTCAAAAGAAACAAGAGATAAGATTTCTAAGGCTAAAAAGGGAATACCAAAAACACAAGAACATAAAGATAAAATAAGTCTTGCTAAAAAGGGCATTCCAACAACTTATAACAAAGGAGAAAAATCTAATTTATGGAAAGGTGGTCTGTCTACTAAAAATCAATTAATTAGACAATCGACTGAATACAAACTTTGGAGAACATCAGTATTTGAAAGAGATAACTATACATGTATATGGTGTGGAATTGTTGGCGGAAAACTTAACGCAGATCATATTAAACCATTTGCTCTATATCCAGAATTGAGATTTGCTATAGATAATGGTCGAACACTTTGTGTCCCATGTCATAGGACTACAGATACCTATGGTCTAAAAACTAGATTAATCAATGTAACGAGTTAATATTATGCCATTAAAAAAACAGCAATTTGTAATAACTGAAAAGAATCTTGCTCAGGCAATTGATGTTGATGATAGTGTAGGTCGTTCAGTACCTATTAATATGAACTTTACTGACTCTGGTTACTTGGCAAAAGATACTGGTACTTCCCTTCTTGGTGCTACAGATGTAACCTTAAGACACTCATTATTTAATTATAAGAAAAAAAATGGTACAAGTTTCTTTATAACAGCTAATGGAACTAAACTACAGAGACTTGTAGGTTCTACTTGGACTGATATCGCTAACAATACTTCTACTACTGCCACTATCACTATCGCTACCCCTGCTGTTATAACTTCTACTGCTCACGGTTTTGTAGCTGGTAACAGTGTTTCTTTTACTACTACTGGAGCACTTCCTACAGGTATTACGGTTGGAACTACTTACTACGTACTCTCTGCCGGTCTTACCGCTAATGACTTTCAGGTATCGCTGACTTTTGGTGGTACAGCTGTAAACACAAGTGGTACACAATCAGGTGTTCACTCTGTATTCCTAAATACTAACTCATTTACTGCTGGTGCATACTTTGGCTTTATTGTTTATGATGACATCTTGTATGGCTGTAATGGTGTTGAGTCATACTTTAGATGGGATGGTACAACCTTTACTCAATATCCAACAGCTCCAAAAGGAAACACCTTAGAGATTTTTGAAGACAGAATGTTTATTTCTGGTTCTACAACAGAGCCTTTGACTATCTATTATTCAGGTGTAGCTACCCCTACAACATTTTCTGGAACAGATATTATCAAACCACTTGGTACAGATTTTGTACAAACCCTAGAGAATTATTATGGAACTCTTCTTATATTTAAAAAAGAAACAATTTGGAAACTCACGTTTACCTACGATCAAGTTGTATCACTCTTTGTTCCTAAACTAGAGCTTCAATCAGGTACATATGGTGCATGTTCTCGTAAGGCTGTTTGTTGGGTTGAAAATGACCTTTGGTTTTTTACCGGACAAGAAGTTCGATCTATTGGATTTAAAGACCAACAACTTGGTGTCCTCGGTGTTAATCCTGCCGTTATCTCGGAATCTATTAAAGAAACACTATTAAAAATACCATTTGCAAATACACCTTTAACAACTGTTGGTTATAACAATAGACGTTTTTATCTTTCTGTACCTCTTGCTAATTCATACAATGAAACAACGTTTGTTTGTCACTTACTCTATAAAAATGCTTGGACTAAATATGCTTCACGTATCAAATCTCAGATACTAGATCTTATTGAAGTTGATGACGTTCTCTACTCTGCTAAAAGTGCTACCCCTTATGGAGTACTAAAGTGGGACAATGTGCTACTAAACGACAACGGGGCTGGAGTTCCCTCTCAAGTATTCTTTAGAAAGGTAGAAGATAAAGATTTTAATAATTTTAATACCTATCGATACTTGGACTTAATGTTTAAGAACCTATCTGCAAATGTTTTGGTAACACTCAAGTTTGATGCAAACGACCTCAGGTATACAAAATCAAAAACTTTCTATGTTGGAAATGATATTGAAGATGATCTTGGAGCTATAGGTGAAGTGGATGTGGGTGAAGGTTTGGTTGCTGACTCTTATGGACAAACAATCGATACTAGTCCTTTTATCAAAAAAAGACTTTCATTTTTAGGCAAGTCTCAAGATATGATTATTGGTTTGTCTAATTCAACAGCAGGAGAAACCTTTAACATCGCAGAATATAGTCTAATTGGAATGAAACAACCTAGAAAGATGTTTAAACCATCAGGAATAATATCATTATAACTTTACAAAACACTAATTTCGTGTTATAATATACACGATTAAACTATACTATGCCGACCACCCTTCAGAACTTCTATAAACAAACTATCTTAATCGCTTGTACATCAGGAGCTACAACTATATATCTGACAACAAAACCAACAGTAAGTTCTGGTTATCTTGTTATCTCTCCTAACAACTCATCTCTTAGAGAGATTGTTCAATATACTGCTACTGGTACAGATGGTACTGGAGACTTTATAACTGTTTCTGTTCGTGGTGTTGGTGGTACTACTGCTCAAAGCCATGTCGTAGGTGAACCTATTCGTATGAATATCACCGCTCAACACTGGGCTGACCTTAATGCAGATATTGCTACTAAATATGGAACAGGTTCTGTTATACCAACTCCTATACTATCTACAGATGCATCAAACAAAGCTTATGTAGACGCTCTTGCCATAACAGGAACTCCTGCTGCAACAAATTCTTTATCAGGAAGATCTAAACTATCTGTTGCTTCTGGAACACCAACAGATCCTATTGTAGTTGAAACTAGCGACCCTCGTGTTCCTACTCAAAATGAAAATGATGCAATGGTCGGTACTTCAGGTACTGCTGTGTCTTCTAGTAATAAATTAATTGATAATGCAGATACAGTAGGAACTGGTGCTGTGCAACGGGCTACAGCTCTTGCAAACTACGGTTTATCAAAAACAACTCTGGTGGCTGGCTCTGCAATTACTGCAGGTCAAGCTGTTAGTCTATCAAGGTTTATTCAAAGTGACGGAGGTATTATATTTGATAACAGTACTAACACTGGATATGCAAGTACCACAAATCAATCTATGGTACACACTGTTGGTACTGGAGCAAATAGGTATTTATTAGTTGCAATAGTTTGTAATTCTACTCCTACCCTAGTTCAATATAGTGGAGTAACAATGTCATTAGTTGATAGTGTCGCTATTTCTGGTGTAGGTAATTCATTTTATTTATATAAACTAGCAGCACCCGTTTCTGGTTCAAATAGTGTTTCTGTTACAGCCACAGGTATTACAGGCATCTCTGCTAACTCATATGCCAATGTAAATCAAGCAACGGGTGTAGAAGCATCTGCTAAAACAGGAACTAGTTTAACAATATCCGGTTTTTCAACTATTTCTGGAGGGGCTGGTATTCAAGCAATTGGTTTTACACAAGGACTTAGCGGTAGTTTTAGCACTGCAACAAGTAATTTTACTTCTAAATACAGTTCTGCTGCCACAAATGCTAACCTTTCAACTGGATATTTAGCTGGTTATGCATTATTTGTTTCTAGTTTTACTGGAAAAATAAACGAAACACTTACTACAACTATTACTCAAACCTCAACAACTACTGGTGGTGGTAGTCCAACATTTGCAATGTTTGCAATATCTCTTGCCCCAGCAACTACTACATTTTCTTTTGGTGTGTTGCCAACAAACTCATCTATATCTTCAGCAAATGACCCTTTAATTGATTTTATAGGTTTTGCTGATAGTACTGTTGCAGTAGGAGCTAATGTTAGTATAACTACATCTTCTATTGCTAGTGGTTTAACAGGTTTAACACCCGGAAGAATTTACTATTTGCAAAATACAAACGGTACAATTGCAACAACAATGGGTACTTATGGTAAAGAAATAGGTAAGGCTTTATCTAGCACAACACTACAAATAGCCTCAGTTAAAACTATCCAAGGAACAGGTATTGCTAAAGTTAATTCTTATACTTATACAGCCGAAACAGACGGTATGATAGGTACCTCCACATCAACATATCCAATATCAAAAGGTTCAACTTATTCATTTGCAGGAGGAACTAATTTCTTTTACCCAATAGCATAATATGGCAATACCATCATATTCAAATTCTCCACTAGCACAAAACATTGTTAAAAAAATAAACAATGTCGTTGCTAATACATATAAACCAATAGTAAAACCGACTATTAAGCCAGCAGTAAAAACAATTAAAAAAACTGTTGTTGAACCAGGTCCAAATATGACTTATAACAATATGTCATATAATCAACCTAGTGGTAACATGACTTATAATACACCAGATGGATTAGCACCATTTAGTAAATATACTGGTACAACAGTAGCTCCTACTAGCGGGATGACTTATAACAATATGTCATATAATCAACCTAGTGGTAACATGACTTATAATACACCAGATGGATTAAACGATCAGGGTAATAATGAAGCTCCTAAGATAAAAACACTTTCTTCTCAAGAAGCTGTTGAGCTTGCTCAATCTTATGGTCTTGGTAAACTCCCTGGCTTTAATGCTAATGAATATACTGGTAGAACAGCAGAAGAAGCTAATCAAATGGCAGAAGCAAAAAGAGATGAACTTCTTGCTCAAACATCTGACAGTACTTCATATTCTTTTAATACAGATTCTATTGCTAACTCTAAAAAAACCGCTGATAAGTTTAAGGTTTCTATTGACGGTATCACACAAGATCCTTGGAAATATAACTCTAAGCCTGATGAAAACAAAAAATCAATTGTTGATTCTTTTACTTCACAATTTGCGAATAATTTTACTAATGCTCAAGACTTCTACAATAACCTAAATAACAACCCTGAACTTCAAAAGAGTTTAGAGGGTTATATGAAGGCAGGTGGAACTCCAGCAATGATTGCTAGTAAGATTGTTCCTGTTACAAACGACATACTCCCTGCACAAGATACTGCTACTTATCTTGATAGAATACAAAATACAAATACCCCACAAGGTGTGCAAGCAAAAAATGCTCTCATACAAGAGAAAGGACTTGCAGAAGAAGAAATAATGAGAAATTATAGTATTCCAAAAGATCTTAGTAATCTATATTTTGGAACTAAAGAAACTATAGGTGTATTAGAACAACAAAGAACTCTTGCTGCTGAAAAGAAAAGAATTGTTGAAGAAAAACAACTTAGTGCTGAAAAGAGTAATCGTGAACAAGCTCAATATGAAATAGAAAAAAACAATGCTGATGTAGAGTCTGCACAAGCTGAAACAGAACTTAACCGTCAGAATGCCAAAAATTACATGACAGGTATGCTTGCTAAACTTGGGGCTCTTCAGACCACTGGTGCTGCCCCTCTTGCCCTCGCAACTCTTGAACAGAAATACCAAAAGCAAAAAACAGATCTTGATACAAAGCTTAAATTTGCTAATCGTAAGATACAAATAGACTTAACTAAAACTATCAATGATCTTGAAATAAAAAGGGATGAAGATATTCAATCTATCAATGAAGATATATCTAAATCAGAAACAGATGTTCGTAAAGAAATCTTTAAAGCACAACAAACAGCTTCTAAAGAAATCTACAATATCACAGATAAATATGCGACATCAATGCGTACACAAACTGATAAATATAAAGCTGAAGCTAAATCTAACGCTGATAAGTACAACTCTAACTTTATGCTTCTTGCAGGTAAGGGGGTAAACCTAAAGAGTATTCCAAGTCTTATTGGTGCTGATGGACGTATTGAGACAAACAAACTAACAAATGCTATGTTTGCTAAGAAAGGCTCTGGCACAGGAGGAGGTTTTACTCCAACGCAATTATTAAAATTACAAGCAGGTGGAATTAACCCAAAAGATAGAAAGGCTGCTGCTGATTATCTGTATGGAAAAAACGCAAGTAATAATAGTGGTTCACTAGGTAAACCAACATACGCAGGAGAAGAACTTGTTTTAGGTACAGGTAAAGATTCTATAAAGATTGCCTCAGAACTTGAAGTCGCAGGAGCTTCTAGTGCAGATATTGTACAAATACAGGACTTACTTAATAAGGGACACTCTTTAAAATCAATTGCAAAATCTACCGGAATGCCGGCAACTACATATAATGCATTCAATAAATATATAACAAAAGGAGAACAATAATATGCCAGAGCCTGTATTTTCATGGAATGCCAAAACAACTGAAGAAAAAGATAAGAATAGTGATTTTACAAGGACACTACCTAAAACTAAAAGACCTGACCCTACCCTAGCTGGTGGGCTTATTCGTGATCTAGCCAGAGCACCTGCAACAATAGCTGTCCGACCGGGACAAATGCTTGCTGCATTAAAAGGTTTTACTCCAGAAGAGCAAACTGTTAAATCTAAATACCTAGGTGACATCAAACCTTCAATGAATAAGAAGGATGTTATCAAAGACATCGGACGTGCAGTTGAAACTGTATCTTACGGTGTAGGTGCTAGTGGTTTAGCAAAAAATAGTCTTACTAAGATTGCAGGTATAGAGGGACTAACTGGTGCTCTTGGATCAGGTGGACATTCTGTTGCAGAAGGAAACAGTACAAAGAAGGTACTTAAAGACACAGCTATTGGTGGGGCTATAGGTGCTGTCGCAGGTGTGGGCTTTGCAAAACTTGCTCCTATGTTTAGTTGGGGTAAGAAGGGTGTAAAGATTGCAAAAGAAGCCCCTGTTGTACCAACTACTATTAGCGAAGGTGTACTTCCCCCTCCCGTTACTCGAGGAGGTACACAGCCTAACCCTCTTAATGCTGAAGGTAAGGTAAATTATGAACCGTATACACCTGATAGTGAACTCCCTATTATTCAAATGGGAGCTAAGCCTAAATCAGATTTGCCTACTATTCAAACAGAAGCAAGACCTACTGTTACCCCTAGTACTTTTAAATACGAACCTATAAATCAGAACCCTAGAACAGTCACCTTAAAGAAACTTAATCCAGATGGTACTCCTATGGAAGCACCTAAAATGGAGAAACCTGTGTCAAACGACGTTACTACACAAGGTTCAAAAAACACTGATTTTGGACAAAGCCCCACAAGCTCCTTAGAGAGTCCTATTTCTTTGAATGACACGAATGTACCTAAATCTTCTACAAATGGTTTTAAGAGAGTAACAAGTGAAGCAAATAATATTAATGATAGTTTTGTAAAACAAGGTATTGCTGAGTTACTACCTGAAGAGAAAGCTGTATATAAAGGTTTTAATGAGGCTGACCAGATAGCAAAAGTTACAGACCATCTTAATAACAACCCAGAGTTTACCAACAACTTAATTAATGGAATTGTACCAAATGATCTCAATCCACAAGTTGCATTTAATGCTGTAAAGAATAAAGCAATAGCAGAGGGAGATTTTCAAACACAGAGACTTCTTGCTAAGTCTAAGATTGCCACAGAAAAGAGTAAGGCTGCTTCTACACTTAGAGCTTCTCAAGTCCTTAATAACCCAGGTGATGCCGTAGAAATCATGACTAATCTTAACAGTGGCCTAGAAAAAGCAGTTACTAAAAGACAAGGTAAGGATGTTGGTGCCCTTAAACAACAAATAGCTTTTGAAGGTGAAAAACAGTTTCAGGACACAATTAAGAAGTCTCTAACTAAACAGTCATTCTCGGAATTTGTTAATAGTATTCAATGTTAAATATATGATTTGCCTACCAAAAGAATTAGTTGATAGATTTGTACAAGGACTAAAGGATAATAAATTAAATCCAGAAACCTTGGCGAACATGAGTAGTGAGGAGCGTAGGGCTTTGCTTTCGCAGTTTGTAGGAGGAGGAGATGCTCCAGGTGTTAATGCCTTATTTGAAAGTAAGCTTCTAATGAAGAACCAAGAAACAGCTATGATTAGTTGGGTTAAATCTGTTGCTGGGCTAAAACCTAAAATACAAAGAGAGCTTATTGATAGAGTGAATAAATTGGGAAAAGTATTGACACCTATAGAGCGAGAATCTTTCTTTAATGATCTTGCTGCACACAGACTAGGTACAGAAGTAACAGCAGAACAAGCACAGAAAATCTCTGAGCTTGCAAATAAGTTTAATAAAGCAAAAGCTAATCCTAATAGTGGATTAGAGTATGGAGCCTCTGAAGTTGCTCTTAATAATTATGTTAACGATATTAAATTAGAGAACGGTAAACAATCTTTAAATGATATTTTTAAGTCAATAAAAAAAGACCCTGCTAGTGGAACTATAGAACAAGTTTCAAATTTGGCTGGTGTTGCTAAAGGTATTAAAGCTTCACTTGATAACAGTTCAATATTTAGACAGGGATGGAAGACAATGTTTACAAATCCTACTATTTGGGCAAAAAATGCCTCTCAGTCTTTTGTTGATATTGCTAAACAATTAGGATCTAAGCCCTCAAACAATACAATAATAGATGGTGTAAGAGCTGAAATACTTTCTAGGCCTAACGCTAGAAATGGAATGTTTAAGAATATGAAATTAGATATAGGCAACCTTGAAGAAGCCTTTCCTACTGCCCTACCTGAAAAGATACCCCTATTTGGAAGACTTTATAAGGCATCTGAAACTGCATATACAGGATTTCTTTATCGTATGCGTGCAGATATAGCAGATAAAATGATAAATCTTGCTCAAGAACAAGGGGTTAATCTTGCTGACAAAGCTCAATCAGAAAGTATTGGTAAGCTAGTTAATTCTCTTACAGGTCGAGGTAGTCTTGGTTCACTAGAAAAGATAGGAAAAGAAGTTAATACTATATTCTTTTCACCTAAAAACCTTAAATCTTCTTTTGATTTTTTAACTGCTCATCAACTACAGAAAGGGGTAACTCCATTTGTAAGAAAACAAGCTGCTACTAATTTATTCAAAGCCGTAGGAGGTATGGCAACAATAATGGGAATAGCCGAGGCGTTACGCCCTGGAAGTGTTGAATTTGATCCAAGATCTTCTGATTTCGGAAAGATTAAAATTGGAAATACAAGATTCTCTATTGGTGGAGGTATGGAATCTCTTGTAACCTTGGCTGCAAGAATAGTAAAGCAATCAACAAAAAGTAGTACAACTGGTAAGGTTACAAAACTAGGTACGGGTACATACGGTTCAAAGACAGGGGTGGATGTAGTTATTGCTTTTGGTGAAAACAAACTATCTCCAATATCTTCTTTAATTAAAGACCTACTAAGTCAGCAAGATTTTAACGGTAACCCTATTAGCTTCTTGCCGTCAAAGAAAAACGAATATCAGGGAGAATTAATAAACCTTCTTGCTCCACTTCCTATTACTAATACCATAAGTTCATTACAAGATCCTAAATCAGCAAATATTGTATTAACAACAATTGCAGATGCCTTAGGTATTGCAACTAATACTTACGGTTCTAAAAAGAAGTAGATCTAGTGTTTAGTGCCAAGAACTAGAATCACAAAAATAATCATTATTAGGATGATTATTATAGTATTGTTTTTCTTTTCTTCTAAGATATGCTCAGTTCTCTCTTTTTCAAGAGTATTGTGATATTGCTGTATTTGTACTTGATGATAGTCTACTTTTTCACTCATATGCCCTTATTATACCACACTATTTATAATTTATACCATTTACAAAACACTTATTTTGTGTTATAATGTGTAACAACTACTACCGCTATGCCAGATAAAGACTCCCAAGACCTTAAGATTGAACGACAAAAATTCCAATTACACAAAAAAGGATACGAAGATATAGCAAGGGCTATAAAAGATAAAGAAACACCTGAGGTTCAGAAAGTTTCTATCCTTGGTGCAGAGCTTATCACTATCAAAGGTGAGAAGGGAGAAAAAGGTGATCTACCAAGTGAAGAAGACCTCACACCTATTATACAGAAACTAATCCCCGACCTTATCACTGGTAAAGATGGCAATCATGGTAAGGATGGTACTAATGGAAAGGATGGTAAAAATGGTGCTAATGGAAAAGATGGTAAAAAAGGACTAGACGGCTCTAATGGTAAGGATGGTGCTAATGGTAAAAACGGATCTCCTGACCTTCCAGAACAACTAGTAGATAAACTTCTTACTATAAAGAAAAGTTGGCTTCCTATGGAGGCTATTATCGGAGATTTTAATGAACGAGTTGATCGTAGGATTTTAAAAACACCTACAGGTATCAGTTCCCTCAAACAACTCTCTGACGTTGATTATAGTGGTTTAACACAAGATTCAAAAGGTAATTATATACTTGGACTAAATACCGGCTCCACTATAACTCTTAAAACAAACGACACTAACAACAGTTCTCAATCAATACTTAATCTAAAACAAGGTTCTAACATAACTCTTACAGATGACGGTCTAGGAGGTGTAACTATAAACTCTACAGGAGGTGGTTCTATTTTTACAAGTCTTACTGATGTACCAAATTCTTATACTGGTCAAACACTAAAGGCGGTTAGAGTAAATGCCGCTGAAACAGGACTTGAATTTTTTGATGACAAAGACAGTAACCCAAAGTCAAAAGTTTATATATTTACAGGTCAATCAAACTCTCTTGGGACTTCAGACTATGCCACAGATATAACCACAAATTCAAAAGTTTTTGTTTGGAGCACTGCGTCAAATTCTTTTATTGTAATGACACCAGGAACAGCTCCCATGCAATTGGCATCAAATAATGGTGGTATAGCATCTACAAATGCAGCTTTTTATTTTGGAAGAGAAATGCAAGAAAAAACTGGTGGTGATGTATATATATTTATGCAATCAATACCTAGTTTAGATATAACTAATTGGTATAATATAACCCCACAATATATGCTTACTGACTTAAACGCTCAGTTAGTAGCAGCAGGAGTAACTTATGTTGATGGTATTTTTTGGGATCAGGGAGAAGCTAATGATGGAAATATACCTTTATATAAAACAAACTTTGAAGGTGTAAAAAACTATTTTAGAAATGCTACGTGGGGGAGGTATGATATACCAATAATAGTAACAGGCATGCCTAATGACACTTTTTGTAGCACTCCAGGGTTTGATTTGTTAGACCCACTATTCCAAAACATGTCTTTTTCTGACCCATTTGTTGGTTATGCTAATACCGAAAATGCTCCTACAAATACAATAAGAACTGATGATTTTCACTTTAACGAAGCGGGTCAAAAAGAAATTGCACATACAAGTGCTCAAGCCTTAAATGCTATACCTAATACATTTAATAAAAAAGTATGGAATATGGGAGGAAACAGTAATATTACTGTTTATGATTTTTTAGGTACAACAGACCTAACCCCTTTAAACTTTAGAATAAATAATATCTACGCAGGCGAATTGTCAACTTTAAATACTGGGTTTGGTTATAATGGAAGTTTAACTGGTACAGGAGGAACTTATTTTGGGGGATATTCAAGAGCAGCATTAGATGCAACAGCAATAGGGTTTGCTGCTAACGCTTCGTTTGATTACGCTGTTAGTATAGGTAATGGTTCTACTGCGAACACTAGAGCATCAATTGTTGGAACTTATAGTAACGGAGCGGCATATTCTAGTGGTCTTGGTTATTTTCAAACATTAGGGAGTTTAAGTGTTGGTCTAGGGTATTACGTTAAGGCACTTGGTACTAATCAAATTGGTATTGGCTCTCTTGCAAGTCCGCAAGTAAATAATGCTGCAACATTTCCAGTAGCAGGAGAAAACTTTGCGACCGATACAGTAAGTTTAGGTATAGGTACAAGTTCTCCAACAGAGAGATTGCATGTTGTTGGTAGTGTAAAAATAGTAGATGGGACTCAAGGGTTAAACAAAGTTTTAACAAGTGATGCAAACGGCAAAGCTTCATGGCAAACACCTAGTGGTGGTTCTGGTTCAGGTATCACTCGCTCTATAAGTACAATTAGCACAAATACAACAGCGGGAGGAACGGTTTTGACTGATTATGTTTATTTAGTAAGTGGTACTACAACAATTACACTCCCAACAGCAGTAGGAGATACTAATTTATACACAATTAAACGTACTGGAGTTAATACAGTAACAATTGCAACTACAAGTGCTCAAACTATTGACGGGGTATCAACACAAACACTACTTACTCAATACGAAAGTATGAGTTTTATATCAGATGGAAGTAATTGGTTAATAACATAAAAATATGTCAGCAAATAGCAACAGTACAAAATTAAATGGAACACTTATATCAGCTTTAGGAACTGGTATATTAAAAAACACAACTGGAACAGGTATACCTAGTATAGCTATCCCAGCAGATTTTCCAATACTTAACCAAAGCACTACAGGTAATGCAGCTACTGTTACAACTAATGCAAATTTAATAGGTGTTGTAACCTCTACCGGCAATACAACATCTATTGCAAACGGAGTAATTACAAATGCTATGTTAGCAAATGCAGCTGTAGAAAATTTAACAGGCACAAACACTGGTGACAACGCTACAAATACTCAATACTCAGGACTAGTTAGTAACGCCACTCATACAGGTGATGCAACAGGAGCAACAGTTCTTACTATTTCAAATAACGTAGTATCAAATGCAAAACTTGCTCAAGCACCAGCAAACACAATAAAAGGAAACAATACAAATGCAACAGCAGATGAATTAGACCTTACTACAACAGAAGTAAAATCTATGCTTGCTATTGCAAATACAGATGTGTCAGGACTGGGAACATTGTCTACCCAAAATGGAACATTTACTGCAATTCCACAGGCGAATATAACTAATTTAACAACCGATTTAGCAAGTAAACAAGCAACATTAGTTTCGGGTACTAATATCAAAACAATTAATGGAGCATCGTTACTTGGTGCAACAGATATTTTATTACAAACGCCTTTGACAATTTCAACTGGTTTAACAAATACAGCAGGAATAGTTACAGTAAACACAACTCAAAATATAAATATCCTTTCAAATTTAACCACAGCAGGATTTGTAAAAACAACCGCAGGCGGTGCTTTGAGTAGTGGTCTTTTGGTAAGTGGAGATATTCCAAACAATGCAGCAAATACAAGTGGAACTGCTGCAAATATTACAGCAACAACAAATAGTACGATTACGAGTTTGCCAAGTTTAGCATTACCAACTACGCAATTAACAGGCACTATCACAAATGCACAATTAGCAAACGGAGCAGTTGCGAATTTAAGCGGAACAAATACAGGCGACAATGCAACAAATACAACTTCTAATACTTATGCAGATAACAAAGTACAAAATAGTTTAGTTGCGAGTACTACATTAGCACCAAGTGTAACAGCAGTTAATACTGGATTAGCTACAAAAGAAAATACAATAACAGCAGGTACAACAGCACAATATTGGAGAGGCGATAAAACGTTTCAAACATTAGATAAAACAGCAGTAGGTTTAGAAAACGTAGATAATACAAGCGATGCAAATAAGCCAGTAAGTACAGCACAACAGACTGCACTAAACTTAAAAGCAAATATTGCTTCTCCTACATTTACAGGAACGGTTGGCTTACCAGCAGGGCAGGTAGTCAATGGCGTAACACTATCAACAGCTTCAGGTGCAACTACTTTTTTGAATGGTAGCGGAACATACACAACACTTGCAGGTGGTGGAAACGCTATAATAGCAAATGGCTTACAGCAGTTCACAGGTACAAATGATGCAACGTTTTCAGATTTAGCAACCACTCCATCTTTACCAGCGGCAGGATTATCTAAGATATATGTAAAAGATATTGGGGGTCGTGCAATATTTAGTACTATAGACGAATGGGGCGAAACAAATCACATGCAAAGTTCTTTGACTTTTAATAACTTCTCAGGTGTAAGCCCTGGTGCAACTACTATTCCTACAGTTATTGGAAGAACATGTACTTTTTTAGCAACAGTTTCACACCCTGTAATTGCAACAACCAATTACAAAACATCAATAAATAGATACACACAAACAAGCACTGCTACAGCAGGAAACGTAACAGGCACAAGAGTTGCAGTAAACGAATGCGTACGTGGTAATGCTGCTAATATTGGAGGGTTTTATTTTGTTGGCAGAATATCATTAACAACACTGCAAGCAGGTAATAGGGCGTTCTGTGGATTAAGTACTTTAGGCTCTACAGCACCAACAAATATAGACCCTACAACAAGTACTACAGCGGGGGTAATTGGTTTAGCTATTAATGCAAATACAGGCAACTGGAACTTGGTACACAATGCAGTAGGTACAGCACCAACGATAATTCCTTTAGGGACAAATTACCCTGTTAATAACACAGATTTTATTGAATTAATTTTGTACACTCCTGCAAATAAAACAACGGTTTATTACAGGGTACGTAACTTGGCTACATCATTGGACGTGTCTGGAATATTATCAACGAATTTGCCACTTAATACATCTCCACTAGGGCGTACTTGTTGGATGACAAATAATGCTACAGCCGCATCAGTTGCTTTAGATATTAGTAAGTTGAGTTTAGAAACACCAAATTAATTTAATTAACAAAATAATTTATATAAAAATATGACACTTAAACAATTTAAAAAAAATAAAAAGGCTATTATAACAACAGTTAAAAACTGTACAGCGGGTTATGTAAATGTACAAAAATATAACGCATTTTAAAATATGTCTGAAAGTAATTACACAATTAAAGAATTTATATCTCACTCTATGTCTGACATTAAAGAAACAATAAATGCAATTCATGAAGATGTTAAAAGTATTAAAGAACAAACTATAAAAACTAATGGTCGGGTAACTCGTTTAGAATATTGGCGTAATGCTATAGCTTGGTCTTTTGGGGTACTTATGACGATAGTCTTATTTACTATAAACTATTTTAAATAATAATGAAAATACTTATAAAGTATCAAAATATAAAACGAATGGAAGTTATGCTCAAAGGTCTTGAGATGGCTAAAAACTATGCTTCAACTATTGGATTAGAATTTGAATATGAAATAAAAGAAACAAAACAAAAATTAACTTCTTTTAATACTAAAAATGCTCAAGGTCAAGACATAGTATCTATTACTCCTGATTTTGCTGAACAAGGTTATAAAACTACTTGTTTGATTTTTAACGATGCTCAATCAACAAATCCTGTACATATTCCATATAACAATTTATCAACAATAAGTATTCCTGAAAATTGGTATCAAGAATTTCCAGAAGTTCTTGCTCAATATTTTTTGCATGAAATTTGTCACGCAGGTTTTTGGTATGCTAACAAACCTGATATTACCCACAATCAACAAAAATATCCGCAGTGGCAACAAAAACAATCACACGAATATTATTTATATCTTTTAAAAGACTTAAAACCGTTTTTAGATAGTACACACAACGTATACACAACACCAATACTTAGAATTCGTTCTACTAATAAAGTCGCTGTCAAAGAACTTCAAACACTCCTAGTAAATCTAGTGGTAGACGGAGATTTTGGTAACAAAACTCTTCAATCTGTTATAGCGTTTCAAAAATCTAAAAAACTCACAGCCGATGGCGTAGTAGGGTCTAAGACGTGGTCTGAACTAAAAAAAAACTCTAAATTAGAAACTCCTATTTTTGACTTAACTAAATGGAAACTTACACCAGAGTTTGAACGTAAAGCGTTTCAGTTTCTAGTAATAGCTAAAGCAGATGGATATAATCTTAAAATAACTAGTGGAAGACGGACACAAGCAGAACAAAATGCACTCTATGAACAAGGAAGAACCACTCAGGGTGCTATTGTAACTTGGACAAGGAATAGTAAACACATTAGTGGTCTGGCTTTTGATGTCGCTTTTGTTGGGGCTACCCCTTATCCTAATAACTTTGATTGGGAGATTCTCGGCAAGATAGGAGAAAGGATAGGTCTCAAGTGGGGAGGTAGGTTTTCAACACCCGATAGACCTCATTTTGAACTTTAGATTTGTGTTATAATATTGACCAAATCTCTAATTTGTGGTATAATGTGTGCAACACTATGGCGAATAGAAAGAAAATCAATCCACGAACTAAGTATGTCACAACAAGAGTAAGTGTTGCCGAAGAAAATGAACTTAGGGAAAAAGCTAAATTAGATGGTTATTTAAACAAAAAACAGTTTTCTATATGGGTGAGAAGAAAACTTGGTTTAAAAGAAGAGAATGAATAAGATTGTAATACTTGGCTCTACGCCAAGTAAAAAGAATAGCAGAATTAACACCCGAAGTGGGCGTTCATTCCCCTCTTCTAAATATACTGCTTGGCATAAAGATGCTTGTAAACAACTGGTTGGTATATCTCCAATACCTCCTCAAACTCCTTTAATATTTACATATTATGCTGACTCTAAACGCTCTGGAGATTTAAGTAATAAATGGCAGTCTATTGAAGATACATTTACTGACTGTGGTATCATAACTGATGATAATTGGTTTCAATTACCTGACATCCACATGAAATTTGGGGGTGTTGACCCTAAAAATCCAAGAGCTGAAGTAGAATACACCTGTGGATAACTTTATTGACAACCTTAATATAAAAGTATAAGGTTTACATATAAGGAGCTTTGACGCCCCTTATAATTTGTTTAGAACTGTAACTTCAAAACCCCTATCAAAAGGGGTTTTGTTGTATCTAGGTAATAAAAAAACCCCACATAGGGGGTTTAGGAATCTCTAGGTTACAAAGTAACGTTTTGACTTCCTCTTTTAAAGAATTTGTGTGGACTAGCTCCACAATTTGTACAAATTTTTTCATCTTCTCTGTAGCTTTGATAACAAAATGTACAAGACAACCATTTAATAAATTGTTTTTTCATAAATAAAGTTTTAAAAGTAAAAAAATAATCCATGTACCTGATATAACAATCATGGCGATTTCTAAATGATGGTGTGCGAGGTATAGTTTCCAGCCATGTAGTTTCCGTAAGTAAGTGAATCTTTTCATAATTGATAATTTATTGATGGGGAAATTCAAACGGGTCGGTATCATCAAATAAGTTCCCGATATTTTTTCTTAGCCCTTCATTGAATTCGATTCCCCATACGCATTTGATAACTGTACGGGGAGGGGTCTTGCGACCCTACGTTTCCCCCAACAATAAACTATTAATTACTTAAATTGTTTTAAAATATTAATTTGTAAAGAACATCTGTGCGCGCACGTGGAGTCGAACCACGAATGTACTATGTACGAAAGATTTACAGTCTTCCTCCTGGGCCACCAGGCTACACGCTTAATATCAGGAGGGACGGCAGACGTTAGTCATTCCCCTCATTCACTGTTGTGGCAGAAGCCGATTGATCGGGGTGTCCCCGATCCTTTTCTGTCGTCTGATAATTTTAAAGTTTTACGCTACTACTTTAGACGCTTCACCATCTGAATCAGAAACATTCTCTGATTCAACTTCTTCAACAGCTTCTACTAC